CGTCGTCATCGAAAGTGTCAAACCCTGGGGCCTGTTGTTGGGCTGCGGGTTTTTGTTGTGGTGCGGCTTGCGGTTGTTGGTGCGGCTTGCCGGTATAGACAAACTCAAGTTTTGAATCTTGAATCTGAAGCCGTGGCTGATATTTCGGGTCGTTTGGCATATCGATAATAAGCCCGGAGCCACCAACAGAAATCACCGACCCAGCGACCAGCGCATTCGTGTAAAAGCCGACCTGGTTATCCTTTGCAAAGAGAGCCGCTGAATAATTTGTATATTCTTTTTCTTTGGTTTTGCGGTTGTAATTAGCCTCGCCAATATCAACGAAAAAGACCATCCCGTTATCGTTCTGAAACTGTCGAGCGTCTTTGTTTAATTTACCTGTGACTGTATGTCCCATGATTGTTCCTTTTAAAAAGTAAGTTCGGCGTGTTTTTCGTTCACGCGGTTGATGAATGTTTTTAACTTTTCTTGGTCTGCGTCGATTTCTTTGAAGTTGTCGCGCGTAATTTTCAGGAGAAAAACCGGAAGCTCATAGTTGCGATCATCGAAGCTGGCGAAATACCACCACTGCACATCCTCAGACATAAGGAATGGAGCCTTTACTTGGTCGGCATATTCTTTTGGTAGTTGGTTACTTATTAAATACTCGATATGCTTTTTGCTATCAGGACACTTGATTTCTAAGCCTCCGACGACCTTTCCGCCTTCTTCATAGATAGCGTCCGGTGACAGCGCAAAGCCCTCAATATCTTCAGATGCCAGCATCCCGGTTTCAATAAATTCGATTCCAGTAAGCCGACTAATGGCCCTCCTCGCCAGCGGTTCCATTTCCCTTCCCCTGGCGATAGCGGGTGAGTTTAGATCGTCTATTTGAGGCTCGGTCATGCGTTCGGCGATCATCTTATACATTAGGGTGTCTTGTACCTTTGGTGACCCCAGGGCGCTTTTAAGCGTGGTCCCTGTGACCTTTCCCTGTCTCTCGCAATGCCACTCATAGGAGCCCTGTTCTATATCAATTTTTTTCATACTTGCGCTCCCTGGGATGCAGAAAACTCCACTATTTTTTCTAGGCTCAGTCGCCTACTCACTTATCTGTTCCTTCATTTCATCCTTCACAGCCACCAGTTTCGGTTTCAGATTCTTAGGAATCGCCATAAATGCTTTCTGCAAATCGCCAATGGTTGTGCTGGCTCTCAACAGGTTTTCATATTCTTCGACGTTCTGGTTTGTGTCAGGAATAGCCTCTCGGATTCGCAGGGCCATTTGCTCAACGCCAAATGCTTTGACTCTGGTTGCGTATATTTGAACGCTGCAACCAATCCACTGAGAATACATTTCGCCATAGAGCGACGCGATGGTTCTAGCGTTTGTGATGTTCAAAACCATCGGCGGGGCGTTGTCGAACTGGACGACAGATACAGTCTCATCTTTGCCGCTGGTGTTCTTTATCTCTTGCTGTGCCACTGATTTAATTGTGGCTATCAGCTCCTCGTCGTCATTGAGGTTTTGCGATCCCAGCAGAAGCATTTTGTTCGGAAATAAGTTTTTCCAGTGGGTTGTGGTTGACGGTTCAAATACCAGGTTTGTCATTGTCTTATTTCCTATCTGCTAGCGTGATTCGGGTAGTGGCGGAGAGAGTCTTCGTAATCCATCTGACTCACCACGGTGTAAGCTGACAACAACACAATCGCTATTAGTATTGCCTTGATCTTTTCCATTATCTGGCCTCCCCTGCATAGTTTTCAGCTACGGCCTGTTGATATTCATCACGGACCTTTGTGAAGTATTCTTCACAGGCTTTTGTTAAGTTGTCCTCGCAGAATGCGTAAACAATGTTTCCCCACTGCTCGGCAAAAATAGTGCCGGGGAATTGGATGCTTTTTGATAATTCCCAAGAGGTTTCGCCCCGACACGCCTCAGACTCAAAACTTTCGCTTTTATCGTGGCCTGTCATAAGGGTTAAATAGATGGTTTTAAATGTTAGCGGGCGACAATAAAGCTCTTTAATCAAGCGAACTTCTGCGCCGTTACAACAGGGGGGGAATAAGTCTGTGAGGCGATGTTGCCCTTCGGTGAGCAAATAGTTGCGGGCCGCGTTGTCTTTGCTCACGTCGTCCAGGGCTGCAAACGTGCCGTCCCAGTCTGGCAGTGAGGCAGTGTACATTTCTTCCACTAAGTGTTTCATGCCGACCCCAAATTTGTATGCTTGGGGTTAATATACAAATAAAAATAGTTCAGGTCAACAAAGAACTTTGTTTACTTAGTCGCAGGTGATAGGGATGTTGACGCAGGGTTTTATTTTATTTTATTTGTTGACGCAGGGTTTTATTTTGAGTATAACTGAAAAAAAAAAGGCGGCAGAAATGCAAGAAATGCGTGAGCTCAATGCTATATTTAAAACTATAAGCGAAAAAGAAGCGGTTATCCTGAGGGTTCTTTTGCGCGAATTGCGCGAAGGGTTGCAGCCAGCACCGCCGTCTCATGGGGCGTTATCTCAAAAAACTCTTTCTTCAGTGATTCTATATTTGGACAGTCAGCGGCGTCAGGGGTCTGCTCTCGGCCTTCAGCAATCGCATACAAAGCATAAATCGTCAGCCCAAACACCTCTGCAAGTTTGGCCAGATAGCGTGGCTGACTGACCCTATTGTTTTCCAATTGGTCTATGCTTTGTTGTGGAACGCCCACACGAAGCGCCACGTCCTGCTGAGTCCAGCCTCGACGTTCTCTTTGGTTCTTTACAGTCGCACCCAAGCTCATTGCAGCCCTCTCTCTCCTTCTTGATTGTGATTTTGCAATCGTTGTTTACGTTCTGATTATACCACAAAAAAAAACAAAGAAAAGATTATTCCAAAACAGTTTAACAGGCTGACCGCCTTATCTGTTTTATGTCTAAACAAATTAATGTATTGACTTAGACAATTCAGATTTGTATATTACGTCACATGAGCGGATTATTACGAGCAATTCAAATAGCAGGCTCCCAGGCAAAACTGGCGTTGGCCATCTCTGGCAACGTTAAACAGCAGCACGTTTCCTACTGGTTAAAAAACAGAGTTCCAGCTCAATACTGCGGCCCCATCCACCAAGCCACGGGCGTTCCTTTAGAGGAACTCCGTCCCGACGTGTTTGGAGATTTTGTCGCGCAATAACCCTCACTTTGCCGCCTTCGGGCGGTTTTTTTTAAGGCGAAAAATTATGAATATAATTCTATATCCAATTTACGCGACGCTGGTGGGAGCAACGATCTGCGTTTCTTTGGGAGTGTTTTTCATATGATAACGCCATCGGGTAAGTGGACAAAAGAAAACTTTGACATCCATTGCCAGGATAATCCTGAGATTTATGAAGCCTTTGTGAGGTATGCGTTACAAGCGGCCCACAGAAGAAAGCACTATTCAGCAAAAAGCATCTTTCACCGGATCAGGTGGCAAACAATGTTTCAAGAGCAGGGCTGTCAATTCAAAATAGATGATGGCTGGATTTCTCACTATGCCCGAAAGTTTATGGACGAATATACGCACCTGGAGGGCTTTTTTTCAATCCGGCAAAGGGTCAGCAGTTATCACGCTGACGGCGTTCCCGCATGAAGTGGTTCAAGCACGACTCAAACGCCCACACCGACGACAAACTTCAAACGGTGCTAATGCGCTATGGCGCTGAAGGCTACGCGCTTTACTGGTACTGCGTAGAACTGATAGCCGCTAGGGTTACACCAGACAACATCACCTTTGAGCTTAAACACGACGCTGAGGTGCTTGGCTACCATCTAAAGATAGACACCCTCAAGGTTGAGAAGATCATGCTTGATATGGTCAACCTGGGGCTGTTTGAGTATTCAGGGGACCATCATATCACCTGTATGAAGCTGGCCAAACGCCTCGACAACACGATGACACAGAGCCGGGAAATTAAAGAAACTTTAAGTAACTTTAAGAAACTTTCACCAGATAAGAATAGATTACATAAGAATAGAAAAGAAAAGAGTAAAGATATATCGCCTTCGGCTCCTGTATTCAGTTTCAAACAATCACTTCTTGATCACGGTGTTGATTCTGAGGTTGTTAATACTTGGCTGGCTGTAAGAAAAAACAAAAAGGCCGTCAATTCTGAGCTGGCCTTCAAAAGCATCCTAAACGAAATCACAAAAGCGGGCATCACCGTCAGCGAAGCTATACACATGAGCGCGGCAGAAAGCTGGTCGGGGTTTAAAGCTGATTGGTACGCGAACGCAAAGGGGAAAGGAAGTGGCACTAGAGCTAGCAACAACCAGGACGCCATCATCGAAGCCACCTACGGAAACAGCGCCACGAATTTTTAACGAGCAAGAGCGCAAATCGGTTGGGAGCTTTTATGGAAAGCTGAAAGGTATTTACACCAATCAATACGATGCGCTTTTTAAAGATGCTCGGATGATTGAGGTCAGCAAGCGGTTGTGGGCTGACCACATCATCGGCCACACAGATGGGCAGCTAGATAAGGCGATTCTCTGGATACAAGAACAACAGAAAAACCATGTAGACGGTTGGGAGTTTTGCAGTATTGGTCGCTGTGTTGGGGCTATTAAGGCGGCAAACGAAGTGAAGGCTTGCCATAAGTTGTTTAGTGATAACAAGCGGCTCCCACACCTTCCGGCCAGCAAAGAATTTGGCAGATCAGAATTGGACAAACTGAAAGGGGTTTTATCGTGAATATCGCAACGAACATTGAAAGCATCACGGACACAACAGAAGCCGCTTCTGGCTTTAGAAAAACCTGTTCGAAGTGCGGAGAAGCCAAGCCGACAACAGAATTTCATAAACACCCGCTGCGGCTTTATTACATCCAGTGCGCCGATTGCTTTCCCGTGGCAAGGGCAGACACCAGAAGCCAGGCGCTAACCGTGGCCCGGAACGCAACCTATCCGGGTAGGCGCTATGCCGTATTCATGGAAATAGCAAATGGGGATGACCACTGGCGACCCATCCAGGAACGCATTATCAGCACCATAGCGGCCATCTGAAGCACTTATGAACCTATCCATGCACAGATCAATCAACAGGCTCGAAATGATCCCAGCAGAGGTCACATCGCCCCGCAAGTACAGCCAAGAAAGGGCGTTGTCACCATGTAGCGGTTGCAAGAAAGCAAAGCAATGTGCCACTCACGAAATAGCCTGTGATGCCTATCGAATTTATGCGGGCTATGGCGGCGCGATTTGCCCAAGCGAGAAATGGGCCGACGCAGCACGAGAGCCGACGGCCAAAATCTTTCGGTACGTTTGGGATGATAAAACGGGGCGAATATGAACGATGGAGCAGCCAAGCAAGAAAACACCAGGGGATTTACGAAGGATGACCGCGAAGCTGAAAACGGAATACCTGAAACTCCCTTCGACCCGTTCGCACTTTGGGCTGGTGGAATGGAAGCCTTTTGCTCCGAAGGTCGAGGGAATGAGCAAGGATCAAGCGATAGAAGTGGATAGGATGATTCTTGATATTCGTAAGAAAAACAAGGGGTGGTGAGATGAAACAGAAGCTCATTGATGCAGACGAAGTTGATTGTTTGAGTCACGTTGTTAATTTCTCAGGCGGTAGAACATCGGCCTATCTGGTGTGGCTGTTTGAGCAAAGGAAAAAACACGAAGATGTTAACGTCGAATATATCTACTGCGACACAGGGGCGGAGCATCCAAATACCTATAAGTTTATCCGTGATGTGGTTGAGCATTTCGGAATTGAGCTGACTTGTCTGAGAACTATTATTCCGATGGAGTTTGGTGTTGGGCCAAGCTACCGAGTTGTCGATTTGTCAGAG